AATACTCACTAGCGCTGAGACTTTTGATCGCAGCTTTTGGAAGGTATCGTTCACCAGTGTCAGAAGATTTTTTACCACTTTTAGTTGTCCAATCTTGTTTGCCCCAGTTTTTCAGGGATTGTTGTGGGGCTTTAATCACGATACCCGCCACCTGCGGCTTTGTACCGTTTAGCCATGACCTGCGCTTTACGTGCTGACCACTGACCTGCGCCAGTACCAACAATTGCGGCAGCTTTTACGCTGTTAAAAATCCGTTTACGTAAACCGGGCTTGGTGTAGTTACCAGCTTCGTTCACCTTGGATTTTACTTTTCCACCCTCTTTGTACTGGGTAAAGTCAGTGTCGTCCCGCCGGGCTTTCTTCTTACCCTTGGGCATTTTAGAGGGGGAGATGTCCCCCATACCGCGACTGGCCATCATACTATCAACACATCTTTCCGCGGGTCTTGCCTTTAGTGGCAATACCGTCTGCACGTTTAGAAGCAGTCATACCACCGTTTTTCATGCCCATAGCAGAACGAATGCGCTCGTTAACAGAACGCTTATCGGTTGAACCGCTACCGCTTCTAGCGCTCTCACGGGTTGCCTTTGCACGCTCTGACACGGACATTTTGGTTTTATCCGCTGGGGCTATTTGTGATTCTTCAAACTCACGACGGCCACTTCTAATATTAGCGGGGTCAATAAGTTTAGGCTCAGGCTCGTCAAAACTTCTTCGTACGGCTTTAGGTTTTGTTTTAGGCTTTGTTTTAGGCTCGGCCTTTGTTGTATACGAAGTGCCAGACTCGCCATATTCTTTGGCGTTGGGGTTTTTTAACGCCATGTCTTCGCGTTTATTCGCCTCTTCCATTGCGTCTGTTTCACCGCCTTCGTTGTAACGTCGTTTCATGTCGACTCCTTAGCAGGCTTTGCCGCCCATGTTCATCTTGACCATCTTACCTTTGGTCTTGCCTTTTTCAGCAATACCGTCTTTGCTAGGGGCGGCTGTCTTGACCTTGCCCATTGCCATACCGCCTTTGTTCATGCCCTTACCATCACCGATAAAAGCAGGTTTACCATTTTTCATGGGCATGCCGCCACCGGCCATTTTGGTTGCGCCTTTTTTCTTAGCCATCATTGCCATCATTCCGGGATTCATTTTGGAAGCCATAGTATCACCACCCTTAGAAAATTTGCGGCTTTTGTCCGCTTGGTTAAACTCTTTACCCACGGACTGTGGGACTCCTACTTTCTTAGCAAACGATGGGTTGTTAGCCACCGCAGCCATGAAATTGTGTTGCTTCTTACTCGTCGACGGCATTATCTGCCTTCTTGCGTTTAGTCATTTCACGAACAGTATCAGACTCCCAGATGCGAAGCCCAAGATAAATGATCGTGAACAGAGAAGCCAAAGGCGGAAGCCACGTAGCCATAACACCAACAGTCGTTAAGACTGCCGCGCCGTCTGCAATTGTTTTAGCTGTGTCATGCTGGGTCATACCATCCGCCCTTTTGTCTTGCCTTTTGTAGCGCAGCCATCAGCCGCAGTTACATAGCCGCCATCCTTACAGTTCCACGCCCTCAAAGACTTATTGATCCTTGAATCCGGATCGTTGGCTGTCTTTGCGCTGGTTAGCTTCTTCTTCATGCCTTCCATACGGGCGCAGAAGGAGTCGCGCCGTGAGCCGCCCTCGGGTTGAGGACGCTTCAATCCGGGTTTCCCGGGGTTGGCCGCGTTGTACGAAGCCCGCCCCTTGGCATTCAAGCCACCCTTTTCGGATTTGCCCTCTTTCCTCTGCCATGCTGGACTCTTAGCCATAATAAATCTGCACCGAATCGATGTTGGTCATCAGTGCATAAATGCCGTTGACCGCCAGAACACCTTCGCCCGGAATAAACGGTGCGTTACTAAAAGTATCAGTGCCGTCTATTTCGTAAGTCATCAGCCACCGACCACCGCCACTTACATACGAAGCCGCAGTAGAAGTAATTGTTCCGGTGTTAATGTCTGTTAGCGTAAATGTATCCGCGCCTGTGCGAGTGATAGTGTAATTTCCATCAGTTGCTGATTGACTTGTATTGCTGTCAAAGTGAATACCAACAACAGCGCCTGTAGACAAGCCGTGAGCAGTCTTTGTCACCGTCACAGTTGTACCAGAGCGAGCATAAGTAACACTAGCCGTTACAGGTACAGAAGCGGTATCAAACAACACTACAGTGCCATCCGTGCCAGAACCAAAAAACGAAATGCCTTTAACGCGATTTCGTCCAAGAACAAAAAAACCACTTTGGTTTAAATGCCCTTGCTTAACGTCAGTTTGCATCATAATCAATCTCCTTTAAAAAAGGGGCCGAAGCCCCTTGGGTTGATTAGGAATCTGCAAATGGTGTAGCAACAGTGCCGGAACCAATAACGTTTCCGGTCACCATGTACTTGTTAGCCGCGATTGCAACGATCTGAATACGTGTGCCCGCTACACCGCCAGTAGTCGTACCGTTCAAATTAATGAAATCATTGGAAGAACCGTTAGCAGAGAAGGCAACTACAGCGCCAGATGAGTCTGAATCAATAGAGATCACAGCGCCAACGTACAAATCGCTGGAAGCAGCAGTTGTACCAATCTTCAAAGAGCTTGTAGAAATGGTAGTAGGAACCCAGATTGTGTAAACAACGCCTTCGTTGTTGGCTGTGCTTGGGTCTTGACCGGGGCCAGATGTTGTGGAGTTAGCCGTTGTGTTAATTGTGGGCAAAGTCAAAGTAACTGCCGCTGCCAAAGAACCGCCAACAGCAATGATACGACCACCATGCTCTTCGGGGCTTAATGTAGTGCTTGTTGTGATATCAACGACAGTCGCTGGGCCTTGTTGATAAATGCCGCCCAATGAACGAACTGGGCCTTGAAACGTAGTGCGTGCCATGATTTTTCCTTACATACAAGTTAAGTGCATCAATCTGTATGTCGTCAGCCGGGACTGTTTGATGCACCGGAAAGCCCGGATTACTGTGTTTATATCACGGTATTTTTAAGCGTGCAACAATTATTTTTGTTGTCACAATCTTTTGGCATTATGAGGGCATGAAATACCGCGTTGTCCCTGTCGATACTCGCCAGCCAGAGGTGGTGCAGTTGTTGACGTTGCTTCAAAAAGCGTGTCTTCCCCACGATAAAATTTATCCAATTACAAAAGGCTACTGGTATGTCGCTTACACACAGAACGGTGAGGCTGCTGGGTTCGCTGGTGTTGTTCCCTCTAGTCGTTGGTCTGACACTATGTATCTTTGTCGGGCAGGTGTTGTACTCGCTCATCGTGGACGCGGGCTTCAGAAGAGGTTTATTAAAGCGCGGATTCGCAAAGCCAAAGCGTTAGGCATGAACTGGGTCATCACAGACACCAACCAAAACCCCGCATCTGCTAACAGTTTGATAGCTATAGGTTTCAAAATGTTTGAGCCATCTCAACCTTGGGGTTTAAAAACGGCGTTGTATTGGAAGTACCGGATCAAACATGCCGTATAAAGATAAAATTGTTAAACAAACTAAACAAAAGACGTACGCAAGTACGTACTACGCTAACAATAAAGCCGTTGTAATTGCGGCAAGCAAGGCTTCTGCCAAGGCATATAAAGATCAGTGGCGTAGCTTTAAAGCTACATTAGCGTGCATAAAATGCGGGCAAGACCACCCTGCTACGTTTGACTTCCACCACATCGACAGCAGTACAAAAGAAGAATCTGTCAACAAGCTAATAAAAAATCGTGCATTCAAACGGGCTATGGAAGAAGTTAAGAAGTGTGTTGTGCTCTGCGCCAACTGCCACCGCATACACCACCACGACGAACGGCTTGTTAAAAAAGCTAAAAAGAAGAAGGGGGCCGAAGCCCCCTAGTATCACTTGTTGTCAGCAGCTTCTGCGGCAGCGTCAGCCACAGCGCCATCTAACTCTTCTTCTGTGTCGTCTTCGTCGTCAAACTCGTCGTCATCAGGCACGGCTATGTAATCGACAGCCCAGCCGTAGTTTTCTTGAAATTGCACAAATTCTTGAAAAATATGAATCATGTCAAAGTCGTTAGTCTCAATAGACAGCTTGTTGTTACCAAAGTAACCAAATTCCATTTCAAATTTCATAATATGCCCCTATGTTTGTGCAACCACAGCGGCTGCAATCTGATCGTAGTTTAACTTTATGACAACAAAAAGGCCACCCGCAGGCGGCCTCAAACTTACCCTTGTGGGGCTGTTTTATTAGGTCGAACCGGGTGAACCGAAGACGCCCAGTGGATCGCTGAAGCCGAAGCTGTAACGCTCACGGGCTTTGTAACGAACGTTACCTGTATCAAAGTCACCGTCCATGCCAGTAGTCAAGGCCATACGTTCAAAGTGCTTCAGGCCGTTAGGAACGTCTGTGCACAAGAACCAAGCATTGGTGTCCGTCAGGTAGTGGTTAATTGTGTAACCTTCAGGGATTGAACCGTTGTTCTTCAACGCGTTGATGTCGTTGTCAGCGGTACCAACACGAAGGTTAGTCTCGAGCAAACGAGTAGCAACGAACTGAAGTGCTGGAGGCACAACCAATTTTCTAGGCTTAGCGGCGATCAACAGACCACGCTCATCAGTCCAAGCAGCGATCTGAATCACAGCATTTTCCAACGATGTTTCATTCAAGTCAGAGTTGGTTGAAGGACGGTTACTGTTGGTACCACCAGAGATCAGGGGGTGCGCTGTAGAGAACAGAGCAACACCATCACCACCAGCATAAACGCCAGCCGAGAAGCCGTTGTTCAAGACGGATGCGGCTTTAACCTGCTTGGTGTAAGCCATAGCACGAGCCAGACCCTTGGTGTAGCGAGCAGACAAGCTGTCGTACAAGTTATCTTCAACCGCTTCTTCAGTGATTGAGAAACCCAAGGCGATGGTTTCGTGGTTGTAGCGAGCCGTGAACGCTTCTTGCGCATTGTCATAAGCAATGGCAGAACCTTCGTTCTTGACAGGAGCCGCAGAGAAGCCAGACAGTTTTGTCTCTTCTTCAAAGCTACGCTCAGATTTCTCTGTTTCGTAGATTTCTTTGTGCTCTTCGCCGTAAGTAGCGTACTGCAAGCCGAACAAAGCGTTCAGGCCGGGGAGCAGTTCTTTAAGTAGTTGTGCGCGGGAAATAGCCATGATTTAGCTCCTTATACGCCAGTTGCGTTGTTGTACTGGTGCATAGTTGCATTTATCTTGACGATAAACTCAACAAATGTATCAGAGCCTGTTGCTGTATCACGAACCACATCAATGATGCGGATAGGCAGCGTATTGGTCGTATCTTGCGTACCTTCGTCAATAGCCACTTTGGAGTTACCAGTAATGGTAGAGCCAGAGTTTTGAATCAAAGCAATGTTACTACCAATAGCAGCAATGCCCATTCCAGCCACGGTTGTGCCTGAAGAACAAGAAACTACTTGGAACAGCGTGTCAGGATCATCAGCGACTACAGCAAAAATCTGCGTTCCAGACTTGATAGACTGGCTCGCTGGATAGAATTGCTGTTGCTGGACTTGACCAGTTGAACCATTGGTAAACTGAACACCCAAGAACACACCGCAAGGAGTGGCAGTTGTTGTGCCAGTGTCCTTTTCGATAGTTCCATCAGTAATACGTTTTACCAAGTCACCATAGAAAATGCTAGTGGCATAACCACTTGCAATTTGCATCAGGCGGGTTGCGCCTGCAAATACCTGTCCACCTATTAGGTTTACAGGTTTTAGCCCGTAAGGGGCGTCTACCGTTGGATAAGCCATAAAGACTCCTATAAATTATTTAGAACCAGAACCAAATCCTGTTCCGCGACTTGTTGTTGACTTGCGGTCAGCAAACAAGGGCATCCGAGGGTCATTATTTCGCATGAAATGATTATCAACTGAATCTATCTGGGCTTGAGCTTGCTTGTTGTAATACTCAGCGCGAGCCTCAACGCGTTCCTTGGGGGCTTTGCAAAGCATCAGCCCACCAATTTCCACATTGCCGTTTGCGTTGTTGCCAAACAAAGCCAATTCCGGATGATCCACTGCTTTCACCGGCTCATAGCCATCGCGCATCTGTAAAGACACGTTGTTGGCTAATGGCTGACCTAGCACATGAGTCGCTACCCAGCGAAACGTGTAATCTGGATCAGGTGTCGGATCGGGCAGGTTGCTCGGGGGTACGTATACCGTACGAGCAGATTTATCGCGCGACTTATTGTCACGATTTGAGCGGTCAATTGTTTCAGCCATTTCAGTTCTCCAACTTTGCTACTTGTGCAGCGTACTGCTGCGGGGTTAAACCAAATTTTCTAGCTAACGCCACTTGCGTTTGAGTCAGCTTAATTTTTCCTGCACTCGTAGAACGAGATACAGAGGCAACCACTGTCGTAGGTCGTTTTTGAACCTCACCAGACCTTGGCTTGTCATTTGTCTGCCCGAATAAATCAGGAAACGTTGACCTCATGCGACCATCAATTTGGTCGAAATATTCAGCAGAGCGGGGATCCACTCCGTTTGTGACTAGCTTTTGATGCAGCCCTAGTGCGTAGCTGGTGTATTCCTCAAACCCTTGCTGTCCGAACCACTGGTTTTTTGCCTGCCAGCGCAGAGTTTTTTCGTCCGGTTCAGCCCTTGAAGGTTGGGCTTGTTGCGTTTGTACCTCAAAATTATCTTCCTGTAAAGGGGTGGGGCGATAATTTTTTACTTGTTCTGCACGAATCTTTGCGTCCATCACAGCTTCTTGGGCTTCGATGATGGCATCCGTGTCATAGGACTCTTGGGCTTCCTTGAGTTTACGCCTTGCCATAGCCAACTCAGTATCGGCTTTTGACTTAGCGCCCTCAATGATGGCTTCTTGTCCTGTGTAAACGTTTTGCTTGAGGCGTTTGTTCTCCTCAATCAACTGCTGTGCAAGACGCTCGAGCTCTTGCTTCTCACGCATTGTTGCTTCTTTGACACGGCGCTCGTCGTGACGGGCGTGGGTCAACTCTTTAATGCGTCCCTTGACTTTGTCAGAATAGGACTCGATCTCTTCATCGGTTGGATCAAGCACTTCACGGTCTAGGGGCTTGCGGCCTCTGTCGCGCTCAGGCGTGTCATCTTCAATTTCAATCTCTACTTCATCAGCCCCTTCAATCTCAAACTCAACCTCGTTGGTCTTCTTGTCTTCGACTTCGTCGGGGAACTTGTACGGTTCAGCCATATTCTTCCTTTCAAGCGCGGGTTAAGCCGCGGGGGTCTTGCACAACAGCATCAACTTGGTCGTCGTTGATGAGACGGAACTCCTTGCCAAAGATCTTGAATCTTGTGCCGGAGTAAGTACGTCCTCT